TGAACACTTAATGTAGCAGATATAATGTTTGAAACATCTGATCCACTAACTTCCACATCAATAAGCGATAAGGTGGGAGTTCTTGTCGAACTAGCACTCACCAGTGAACCTGGGAGTGAATATGGAGTTAAACCTTCTGAGGGGTCATATCCATGTCCTACTCTTTCTAACTTTTGTGCTTGTCCTGAAACAGCTAAAGTTAAATTTGAACCTTTCGCTAAATTGAAATCTCCGTTTGTTATTACACATTCATTCAATTTAAACGTGCTTTCTCCAGTTACAATAAAAAGATCAAAAGTTTTTATATTTGATCCTGTGCTATCATAATCTGTCAAAAGACTCTTTACAATTGTTTCATCTTTTTCTGTAGTTAATGAAACTGTAAACGAAAAGTTTGCAGGATTTGCTTTTGTTATACTTGTTCCCTGAAACATTTTTGTTTGATCGTGCAAAGTCTTTACTTCGTATGCATCTTCCGCAAATGTCTGTGAGAACGATACGTTAGGAGTCGTTTTTAATAAATAACGACTCCCTCCGTATACGAGGTGTACATTACTTTCTCGTAGAAAGTTGTACGCTGTCATTGTTATACAGTATAGTCTGCTGAATATCGACTGTCTGAGTGACTTGTTGAACCTACATAGGTAACAGTCATTTCGTCTCCTGTTAAGAGATCGGATCCATGAGCCGAGAACTCTACAGAAGTTGAAATTAGATCAGCGACTTCGATTGTTGGAATTTGTAAATGAGCTTTTGGCAAGGCAAAAGTTACTAAAGGAGTACTTGCACTAGCACCACCCATTAAAAGGCTCATATTAAATTCGTTTGTTACTAGACTTGTAGCAGCTGTTAAATCACTTAATAGTTGATTTGAGCCGTTAGTCTTAGTGTCTAGGTACATGGTTAATGACCCAGAAATTTGTCTAGCCCCTGTAAAAGAACCAATTGGTTTATCCACAAGTCCAAGAGTTTCTGGAGTTACATAAGTAACATTATTAGCAATGGTAATTGAACCACCAGTAATATTAATATCATATATAGTTGTAGAATCACTTGCAGTTGGATCTAATATTCCATTTGAGTTCTTGGTTGCCTGAAGTGACAATGTTGAGAGTTTGTTTCTCAAGTAGTCAGCATCGTCAGGACCTGAACAATCTGCATAGTTATACCCCTCTACATAAGTTACCGTAGTTACAGAAGTATCTGTTCCAGAAGGTTTTGCATGTAAAGATTTTGAAGGATCTTCAATCGCAGTAGTAACTTGGTCAATTGTTGTTGCGTTTCCAGACCATGTTAATTGGGCAATTCCATCAATAGAGAAGTCAATCTCACACTGATTTACTTGAGCCTCATTTAAGCGATATGTTGTATTTTCAAGAGCAAAATATATTGAAAGTTTCAATAATTCATGATGCTCTGATCTTGCAAATGTTACGTCTGCATTTGAAGCATCAACAGTAATTGCTGATTCAGAAGTACTAGAAAGCGCTCCTCCTGTAATGTCCTTACCTGCAATAGAAGCCCATAATATATTTTCAACCATATCATGAGTTCCTGGAGTTCTCCAGCTCTGAGAACCGTGTTTATACGGTCTTACATAAGTCCCGAAAGACCATTCTGCTGGTGGTAAAGAGTCATTAAATCTTTTTGAACCACGATTGGGTGCCTCACCTGCTTCGTTAATAGTAACATCAGTTGCTTCACTTCCTTGTGAAAAGCTATATCCATCTAACACACCTAATCTAAAAGTATTAGCATTTGTGCCGTTTCCTTTAAATAGTCCTAGACCTGCTCTTGAGTTATCTGTAGTTGTTGTGCCTGTTACACCATTTACAACTGCAGCAAAACCTGTTCCAGAGCCGGTGGTTGCTGATTGATCAACAGTGTCGTCATCTGCATATCCAGTTCCTCGAAAGTTATTTGGAATATATACTTCAGTTACAGCTCCAGCAGATACAGCAGCAACAATACATTTTGCTCCACTTCCTGAACCGTCAGTTGTACCCAAAGTAATAATATCTCCGACCGCGTGTCCACTACCCCCAGTGAATCCATCTAAAGTTGAGATAGATCCTCCGCTGGTGTGTACTCCGTTTACAGAGCTGACAAATACTTTCGTATTTCTCGATAAATTTAAAGCCATTTTGCTTTCTCCGTTTACTTTGGAAAGGGTTTGGCTACATTTTTATGTGCCTTACCTGTTTCCTAATATCGTACACGTACTGTCATTTCTCCAATACCTAAAGGAGCAATAACTCCTTCATCTGTACTTATACTTCCTATGGTTAAAGAAGTTGTACTTTGTACTGGCGATACAGTATCGTCATACACTAAATTATCATTATTATCAATGATTCTTTCAATATCTTCTAATAATAATGCTAAAGTTTCTTGAGCATCATTTTCATCATTAATGTATGCTCTAATTGTTATATCTAACAATCTCCATTTGAATTCTCCAGGTTGGTATTCTCTGAATTCATCTCCTGCTACTACGCAGATTTTTGGATATTGTTGTATTTCATCTAAAAATTTTAAGTGTCCATCTACATTATTGAACACATTTGAATTATATGGAGTATTTCCATCTATTTGTTTTAATTTACCTACAAGTGCATCGACAACTTTTTTACGCTTTGTTCTTATTGTCATTATACTCTCCTAAGTGTAAATTTTGTTTCTAGTTTAGCCGCTGCTAATTCTCGTATACTCTTTTCTATAAGACGTCTTGGATCATATCCTGAAGGATATTGTCCTCCATTTTCAAAAACTCGATAAGGATTTTGTTGATATGTATAATCCATATGTACATGGTTTCCTAAAGCATTTGCATTCACTACATTTACTGATTGAGCGAATCTACCTGTTACATTTTCTAGCCCAGGTCTTCCCATGTTTCCTTGTACTGTTTTTGTCAATCTACTATTAACAAAAGCTCTTAATACTGAAGCGGCTATTTGCATGTCTTGGCCACCACTTTCTACATTCTTTTCTCTTCTCGGTCCTTTGACTCCTTTCATAGAACCTATAGGACTGACTCTATGTTTTGTTGTTTTTGACTTATAAGTATGTGTAAAAGGTTTAGAACGATTTTTTCTATTTCTTAATGCTACTCCGTTTTTCCATTTTGTTAAGTTTTTTGCAGTTCCATTTTTATAAAGAGGTAATAAACTTTTGTCCATTACTAGTCCTCTTCCGAGTGCCTCTATAAAAGAATCTGAACCTTCTCTATTTACAAATCCAGCAGCTCTTGCTTTTTGGATTTCTTCTTCCATTGTTTCTTGGATATATTGTTTTAAATTTCCAAGTACTTTACCAATTTCTCGAGCAGATTCTTCTTTTCCTTCTTTTTTCTTCTGTTGATTTTCAACTGCGTTTTTAAATTTTGTTTCTAAATCAGTAAAAACTGTAAATTTAGTATTTGGTTTTCTAACTAGTTCTCCATTTTTAAAAACTATAAACTCGTCGACTACATCAAAATTAAGGGCAAATTCTTCTAAATCGTCTCGAATCTTTTTAGCGATAGTATCTCTTATACCGCTAACATAGTTGTCATTGTCCCCTTCATCTGCATAGTCTGACCAACCCTTTCCTTGAAGAGAGTCAACGCCTTTTACAAATGCAGCTGCTGAAAGTTCTTTTACAGGTTGAGCATGCCCAACATCAAATATATTTGTACCTGCCTCATTTACAGAAGCGCCTCCATCTCTTAAAAGTCTTAAAAATTCTGCTCCTTCCTTTGTTGCCCAAACTTTTTTAAGTACTGCTGCTTTTGCATCTGCTACTTTATTATATATATTTTGAACATTGTCTTTTTCAAGCCCATATTGTAGTAAAACTTGTTTTTTTGGAAAATCTTTAGTTACAAGTAAAGAGTAACTTTTTGTATTTTCATCTTTTAAGTTACCAAATCCTTCAAAGATCTTTTTTGCTACTTTCTCTGTAAGTTCTTTGTGTTTTGGACTATTTATAATTAAGTCTTGTCTTGCCTTTCCTTCTGTCTTTTTTGTTATACTTTTAGAAGTTCGTATTTCTTTTAATTGTTTAGTAGTATCATTTAAGTCTACTGTAAAAACATGATTAAAGTTTTTTAAAAACTTACGAAAAGGGTCTGAAGATCCTGATGTTTCTCCAGGTGGCTTAAATATTTGTGTAAATATTCGCTCAAAGTCAGAATTTAAGTTCTTAAGTGCCATTTATTTGTGCACTTTATAGAAATCTAGTATTCTCTTAATATGATCTGGAAATCCTATATTTTCTCTTAGAGTTGTAGATATATTATTTTGTATCGAAGCTCCTGCAATTTGTAGTCTTTCTTTTCTTTCGTCTTTTAAGTAATATTTTACTAAGTCAAAACATGCTAATTTTAAATCTTCTGGTGTAGTTGCATACCCAGAGGTATAAACTACTTTTACTGCTTTTCTGCCTTTTGGAAAAGCTTTATCAGCTGTGTCATTTGTTCTAAAAATTGAATCCACTGTAGTGTCGACAATATACTCATATTTCCCACTTCCATCTGAATTTTCACTAATTAGTGTTACATAACTTTCTGATTGACTTTGTCTTTCCTCTAC